ATCTGGAAGGACGTATTGGGGAAATCCTAGAAATCCTAAAAGAAAATGCTTGGGTAACCTTAGAGGAGTTAAGTAAACGTACAGGGTACACGAAGCATTGTTCTTTGTCTGCCTTGGTTAGGGACTTACGTAAGAAAAAGAATGGAGGCTACAAGATTGATGGACGCTACAATGCTCAAAGAATATATGAGTACAGGTTAGTCTTGAGTATGCCAACACCGATTGAGAGATCAATCGCACATTGGAAAGAAAACCTAGCTTATGCTAAGGCAGGGGAGCTAGATCAAATCACAACAGGTTCTCATGCCTGTGCCTTGTGTGAAACGTCACTACACAGGGACGGTAGAACTATGAACTGTAAGGTGTGTCCGTTACACCTAGCAGGGTATGGGTGTATAGAAAGTTTGAATGATGACATGGGTTACGTGTCACCATACATGATGGCAACACAGTTAATCGAAAACGCTATTGACGATCGCAACATCCATCCATCTGATTTAGATGTAGATGACCTACAACCAATGGTTGATGCTGTTAGTGACATGGTAGAAATCTTGAAAGGATTATAAAATATGCCTAGCTTTGAAATAATTATGCCTGACAACAGGCGAATTGACTTGACAGAACAGGTCAAGAGTGCTAAGAGTGAGCAAGAATTGAAGCAAGCATTGAAAGATGCTATGCAAACACAACATGTAGTAGGTACTACATCAAAGGAGCAAAGCAAATGAGACTGTACAATCCAACGGGTCGTAAGACACAGGCCCATATCGTAGTGATTAAGGATGTCAAGTATTATTTTAGCTATGAAACTTGCATAGCTGCACATGGTAAATTCAAAGGCAAGTATCGTCGTATCCGAGTAGCTAATAGTTGGGGGCCTACTACTGGTAGGCACTTCAATGAGCTAGGTTGTAAAGACTTTGAAGTCTTAGAAGATAACATCTTTAACAAAATAATTAACTAAGGAGAATACATTATGCAGACCGATTTAAAAGATAAGTGGATTGATGCTCTTGAGTATGAGTACGCCTTTAAAAAGGGTCAGGATTCATTAGAGTGTGAAGGAAAGTTCTGTTGTTTAGGTGTATTGCAGATGCTTACACTTGGGCATACAGCTCCTATACACAGCACCTACGGAGAAGTAGAGGAAGAGATGCCTACCTATGAATACTTAGATGAAGTAGGTCTAAGTAGAGATGATGCTATGACTCTAGCTTATTTAAATGATCAGTCAGAAGATTTTACAAACGTAATCAAACATATACAGGAGAATATATAATGCCATTCGATCAATCACCAGCAGAACTACTAGCTACACCAGATAATCTTAAGTTTGATATCATGACAGTTCCGGTATCAGACATACTTAAGGAAGGTATGGCTATTGGAAACAACAAGTATGCACTAGTAGATAACGTAGGTAATGTACTGAACCTGATGTCTAATAGGTACAACTACCTTATGCATGAGGAAGCAGAGAACGCACAGAATGAGGTGCTACTTAGTAGTGGTCTTAACTTAGATGGTATGACTATTAATCGTGAGTACACCTCTAACGGAGCACGACTTAAGCGTTACATCACCTTACCTAATGAAGTAATACAACCAGTGGTTGGTGATGTTATGCAGTTTGGTATTGAGTTATTTAATAGCTATGACAGTAGCTATCCCTTTGAGCAGACTACTAAAGCATTCCGTTTGTGGTGTCTCAATGGCTGTACTACACCATTGCATACATACAACACACGCCGTAAGCACACGACTAACATCTCTATTGAGGGAGAGGGAGCCAAGCTTGCATTAGGAGTAGAAGCTTTCTATGATAGTGAAGGTAAGTATCAGGCATGGAGTAAGCAAAGGTTACTAACATCACAGGTAGAGCGTTTGTTTAAAGCTACCATTGTAAAGAAAGAAGGCGGTAAGTTCCCTTACACTGTCAAGACTTTTGATGAGCTGATGCAAGAGTGGCAACGTACTTCCATTACTATGGGGCTTAACGTATGGACAGCCTACAATGTAGCTACCGCTTGGGCTAGTCATATACGTAGTGATAGTGGTAGCTTTGCTGAGAACACTCGTAGACAACGTCATGCTAAGGTAGCACAGATGCTAACACATGACCTATGGAAAGAGATGGAGGAAGGATGATGGCAAGGATGTCAGACATCGACATCGACACTCGTACTATCTTAGAGTATGAAGCAGAACAACTTAGTCTTGACACAAACGATAAGCTAGAGTATATTAGTAATAGGTATACATACTTATCAAACATATTAATAAAGGAGAAGAGTAGTGAGATGTCACATATGTAACAGATTACTAGAGCCAACTCAAGTGCGGCAAGACAAGCATGGTGAATGGATGCCGTGTCACGCTTGTGTCACAGCGAGTTGGATTGATCCAAGTGAGAACAATGTCACAGGGTTAGATGATGAGGACGTAGAGTTCTTTATCAGTGACGCAGATGCAGTGGGGTTACACAACAATGAATCGTGATGACTTTCCTACCTCAACTGAAGTAAGTAGAGGTGGATGTAATAAGTGTGACAGTACTGATGGCAACATCTTATATGATGATGGACATCAGTGGTGTTACGTTTGTGAAACGTATACACATGGTAACAAGAAAGGAAGTACACATATGAATGTAGTATCAATACAAGACAAGACTTTACCTGACTTAACTGACACTAAGGTAGGGCCACTGAAGGACAGGAACATTGTAGCAGATACTATCAAACACTTTAAGGTACGCCTTAAACTTAAGGATGGTATTGTCGTAGAACATTACTACCCCTATACAAACACTGATGGTGACATCATTGCGTATAAGAAACGTACTGTAGCTAACAAGGGCTTCAGTGCAGTAGGTGACATACGTAAGGGTATCTTATTCGGTCAGTCATTGTTTACTAAGGGTGGTAAGTACATCACTGTATGTGAGGGTGAGATAGATACGATGTCAGCCTTCCAGATGCAAGGTAGTAAGTATGCATGTGTTGGTGTCAAGTCTAGTAGTGATGCATACAAGCAATGTAAGAGAGAGTACGAGTACCTTGATAGCTACGACAACATCATTGTGTGTATGGATAACGATGAGGCAGGAAAGAAAGCGGCTAACATGGTAGCCTCTCTGTTTCCTAAGAAAGCTAAGATCGTTAAGCTTAAGCTCAATGATATAGGTGAGTACCTTGAACGTAGCAAGGAGTCAGAGTTCACTCATGCATGGTGGCAAGCAGAGAAGTATCGTGCTACTGACATCATCAGTGGTCATGAAGCTGCTTACGCTATCAGTAAACAACCACGGGCAGAGGCAGCTTTCCACTACCCTTGGGAAGGACTCAACAACAAGACGTATGGTATGCGGTGTGGTGAGATGACTACCCTGATAGCTGGTAGTGGTAGTGGTAAGACATCAGTGTCACGTGAGATAGCTTACCAAGTACTCAAGCATAATGTTGAGGCACCTATCGGTCTACTCTATCTAGAAGAGACAGCATGGGAGACAACACGTGGGCTTATTAGTCTTGATTTGTCTAAGCCTATCCATCTACCTGACTGCCATTACACAGAGGAAGAACATGAAAATGGTAGTAAAAATACATGGGGTACTGAGCGTGTTCACTCACTCAACGATAGCTGGGAGAACAATAGCATTGACTTCATAGCTGATAAGATCAGTTACTTTGCTAAGGGTTTAGATTGTAAGCTAGTTATCCTTGATCACATATCGTTTATGGTAAGTGACAATGACAGTAACGATGAAAGGCGGTCACTAGATGCTATCGCACATAAGCTTAAGGCTCTCACGGTGGAGCTTGACATCCACTTACTCATCATCGCTCACACCAAGCGAGTGTCGGGCAAGCCTCTTGAAGAGGGTGGCACCATTAGTCTGTCAGACATACGAGGAACAGCTGGTATCGGACAGCTATCCAACATTGTCATGGGTATCGAACGGAACGGACAGTCTGATGATCCCATCGAAGCCAACACTACGACTATCCGTGTAGTAAAGAACAGGTTCTGTGGTAGGACAGGCATAGCAACACGCTTGTTTTACGATGAGCATACAGGACGTATGACTGAGGTAGAGGAGACAGAAGATGAGTAAAACAACTAAGTGGCGTAAGAAAGGTAAAAAACGTACTATCAAAGTGCTTGCTCAGTTAAACAGCAACAACATAACTATAATAGGTAAACAACCTAAGGATACAAAGGGGGTAGTTAAGTGGTTAAACGAACAGTTGTCTGCGACATAGAAGCAGATGGTTTACTGTTCAATGCGACACGTATCTGGTGCATAGCTGCTAAGGATTACAATACAGGTGAGACATTCTTCTGGTCACCTGATGAGTTGGATGACTTCGCAGTCTTTGCAGATACAGTTGACCGTTGGATAGGTCACAACTTTATAGCTTACGATCTACGTATGCTTAAGAAGTTCTTAGGTATTAAGATCGGAGCACTACGTGTGACTGACACACTGTTAGTCTCTCGTTTACAGAAGCAAGGTAGGAAGGGCGGTCATAGCCTTGCTAACTGGGGTAAGATACTAGGGCATGGCAAGCCTGAGCATGATGACTGGTCACAGTACAGTGATGCTATGCGTCACCGTTGTCAGCAGGATGTTGAGCTTAACTATAAGGTTGCCTGTTATTTAAAGTCAGAGGGCGCACAGTTCGGAAGCGTAGAGGCAAGCAAGATAGAACATCTTAGCCAACACATTCTAGAAAATCAGAGGGAGTACGGCTTTGCTCTTGATGTACAGAAAGCTCATGAGTTGTTCGCCCTATTCAATAACAAGTCTAACAAGCTAGAGTTAGAGATACTTAGTAAGTTCCCAGCTATCCCTATCAGTAAGGGTGTAGTCACACCACGGTACAAGAGAGATGGTACGCTATCTGTCGTAGGTCTTAAGTTCTTAGGTGAGGATGTATGGTCTAATGTTGGTGGTGAGTTCACACGTATTGATTGGCAAGAGTTCAACCTTAGTTCTACTAAGCAGAAAGTTGGTAGGCTCAATAAGTGGTGGTCACCTACTGTACGTACAACAGGATACCGCCGCCTTAACGACAAGCTCAGAGGTTGGGGCGACAGTAAAAAAATTAATCAAGAAGAGTTCGATGACAAGCAACAGTACATGTGGAAGTTATGTGAAGAGAACTTTGACACGCTCCCTGCACATGCTCCACAAGAGCTGAGGTTGCTCGGTGAGTACGCAATGTTAACTGCTAGGTATAAGGAGATAGAAGGATGGTTCAATGCTCTCGGTGATGACGATAGGGTTCATGGTAGTGTGGCCTCTGTTGGTTCTATTACTCATCGTATGTCTCACAACTCTCCTAATACTGCTAACATACCGGGGAGTGACTCACCTTACGGTAATGAATGCCGCGCTTGTTATACTGTTGACAACCCTGACACTCATGTTCTTCTTGGATGTGATGCTTCAGGTATTCAGTTACGTATACTAGCACACTACATGAATGATGCAGACTACACTCATGAGGTTGTCAATGGTGACATACATGAGAAGAACTTAGATGCAATGGGTATTGACAAAGGAGAATACGATGCAGAACACAGACAACACAGCAGACGATCAGTTGCAAAGACTTTTATCTATGCGTGGCTACTCGGTGCTGGTGATGAAAAGGTTGGGCTTATTACAGGCGGAACTGCAACAGATGGACGTAGAGTTAAACAGACTTTCCTTGATAGCCTCCCAGCTCTTGCTAACCTTAAAGAGCAAGCAGCAGAGTCAGCTAGAACTGGAAGACTGGTTGGACTTGACAAAAGATACATAGAGATTAAGTCAGCACACTTCGCCCTGTCTTGTTACTTACAGGGAGCTGAGTCATGTATCATGAAGTACGCTATGATACTATGGCACCACTGGGTACAACAACGTAAGCTAGATGCTCGACAGGTAGCAGTAGTTCACGATGAGTTCCAAGTGGAGGTACTAAAGGAACACGCCATAGAAGTTGGCGAGTTGATTAAGCAGTCTATTATTCAGGCAGGGATACACTTCAAACTGAACTGTCCCTTGGATGCTGAGTACACGACTGGAAATAATTGGGCAGAGACACATTAGTTGTTGACAGTCTAATACTACTGAGTTATACTAATACTATAAACACTTTAAATAAAGGAAGAAACACTATGGCTATTACATTTAATGCAACTCTTTACTGGAACTGCTTATCTAACGTAAACGATCTGTCTGGTAAGTACCAAGCAGACTTAGGTAACCTATCAGAGAAAGCTTCCAAGGCTCTAACACAGCTAGGTGTTACAGTTAAGACTGATGCACATGCAAACAAAGACTACGCTAACAAGGAAAAGTTTATCGTTGGTAAGTCTAAGTTCCCTATCAAAGTATCTTTTGACAGTGGTGTAGACCCTGTAGAGATACCAGCAATAGGTAACGGTAGTAGAGTACAAGCTACCATCCAACCTTACAACCATCAGAACGTGGCTAAGTACGGTATGGGTGTAGGACTTAATAAGATTGTTGTTACTGAGGTAACCACCTACTCTAAAGACGATGATGATGGTGGTGGAAACATCGACGGTGACGATGAGGATACCTCAGCAAGCAATGTACCCTTTGATATGGATGAGTTTGTAGACGAGTAAGTAATTGTTAACTGGGCCAAGGTAGTAACGGACCACGTAATTGTCCTTGGGTGTAGCGAAGAGGTGGTAGTGCTACATACTTTATTGAAAGGTAACATAAGATGAGTAAGTCTATAGACACTGTAGTTAAGGACATCTATGAAGTTATGGATAAGGGTGTAGTTCCTAACCCTGATACTCTTGACTCTTTCTTATGGGACATGCGGGACGCTATACTTAAACAGTTGAGTCCTTCTAATCGTAATCGTGATAACTATTTACGTATGTCTAACATAGGTAAAGGTGACAGACAAGTATGGTATGATGTTAATGGTAACGATACACAAGAGAAGTTAACACCTGACACACGACTCAAGTTTCTATTTGGTGACATCATAGAAGCTTTATTAATCTACCTTGTTAAGGAGGCAGGGCATGAGGTTACACTTGAACAAGCTGAAGTACAGATTGGAGGTATTAAAGGTCACATTGATTGTAAGATCGATGGTGCTATGGTTGACATTAAGAGTGCGTCTGCATTTAGCTTTAAGAAATTTAAAGAAGGAACTCTTAAAGACAATGATGCCTTCGGGTACATGGCCCAGATTAGTGCGTATGCACATGCGGAGAACAGTGAAGAAGCTGGCTTCCTTGTCATGGATAAAGTCTTAGGTAAGCTGTGCTATATGCCAGTACTTAAGGAAGATCGTATTGATCCTGTTGAACGTATCAATCACATGAAGAAAGCAGTAGCTAAAGATACACCACCTCCACGTTGCCACAAGGCTGTGCCTGAGGGTAAGTCAGGTAACATGAAGCTTGGTGTTAACTGTTCCTATTGCCCACACAAGGTTACGTGTTGGGATGA